AACCTAACTTTACATGGGGGAGAGAATGAAGAGATTTTTGGGAGTAGCCTTGGCCGTTGGGTTGTTGACAAGTTGTACCATAAAGACAGCTGATTACACAATCAATCAAGGGGTCCCGGGTAATTGCGTCCCACAGGTAGCCAGCCTCGGACCCTACGGCGCAAGTCCTAATCAGACAGGTGCTGGCTCGACGAACTCTGGCGGGGCCGGGAACACGGTCATCATTATCGAGGATTCCAAACAGGACTCCAACGCTGACAGTGCGCTCGGCGCCTATGGTGGAACTGCTGCAACAGGGATGATCAAAGACGCTTTGAGTAAGTGGACGAACGACATGCGGCAGACAGATAGTAATAATCCTGCAACTACGACTACCACCACAACTACCACGCCGACTGCTCCGACGTTCCCTGATGTTACTCCACCGGCAGCACCTGAAGGTCAGATCGAGGAGGTAGACTGATGTTCCGCCTTATCCTGGTCCTCGTCCTGCTCTGGGCAGTGCCGACAGGAGCGGTGACCATTCCTCAGTCGCTTAACGAGTGCAACGCCCTCTGTGCTCAGTATTTCCCGGGCGGTGTGCCAGCCACACCACCTGTAACACCACCATCCGGTAACAAGACTTTCCCGCACCAGATCACCTTTGAGCGAGAAACCACTCAAGGCAACGGCTCTGCAGGCATCTTATTCAGGGCCTTACAGGCCGGATCGATTACCTACGTCAGTGTCAACGGAGAGGTTGCGAGGCAAGGCACACCTTACAAAGGTGCTCCTGTTTTCCTCTTGACCAAGTCCGGAGATCAATATGCTCGGCCGCTGAGTTTTGTAATCAAGATGACTGATGGGGTGACTTATGTTGCCAAGAGCGGGACGGCTTCAACACCTACAAATTCTACAGAGAACTATACTAATAAAGCTGAATATGATTCATATGGCGTTCGTAATGGTGGTCGTCAAGCCTGGCGTATCAACAAGCGAGGAGATTCTATTGGTGAGGGTCCAGTAAAATTCACTTTCTCTGATGGCCTTACTTTTATAGTAAAAGATCCAAATAAGAATTGTAGAGATCGGGAAGATACTTGTGTTAGAGATTCTCGTGCAGAGAAAGATGGATTTCTGTACAAGCCAGGCAACGGATTGCCAAACGGTTCTGGTGATACAGATCGAGGAACTGCTCATGGTGGAATATATTTACATGCTCCGTATGGAAACAGCAGCAAAAAAGTGTTGATGCAATGGTGATTTGTAAAAAGTGTGGATATAAATACACTGGACCAAGATGTCCAATATGTAATTATCCAAACGAAGACTGTGATTGAACCTTATCTCAACTTTCAGGAGAAAGTTATGCGGGTGATTGCGGAAGACAGTTTGCAGTTATTCAAGAAAAATGATGAAGGTTTGCATTATGTTAAGGATCGGTACTGTAAGGAATCGGGACCATGTTTCTCCTTTGATGATCACGGCAGAGCCGGCGTAAGTTGTGAGCGGTTTCGCTATCAACCAACAGGTGTAAAGATATGTATCAAATTATAATCTTCTTCATTTTACTACTTGCTTCAACAGCTAATGCTCGTTTAGCTACAGTAGTTAGTGTTACTGATGGTGATACAATTAAAGTTGTTGATGAGACTGGACTAATTACTGTTCGGCTTTATGGGATTGATTCTCCTGAGAAGAAACAAGCCTTTGGTCTTGCAGCTAAAGATTTTGTTGAAGTTATGGTTAAAGGCAAGGTTGTTAATATTGCACCTGTTGATGTTAAGTATTATGATCGTTATGGTCGGACAGTAGCTGTTGTAATGCTTGGAACACAATGTTTACAAGAACAGCTTTTGCTTGCTGGTTATGCTTGGGTTTATCCGCAGTATTGTAAGAAGTCATTTTGTCAGGCCTGGGAAAAGTTACAAGGTATTTCTGCTGGCAACAGGGTTGGGCTGTGGACTGCTCCTGCTCCAGTTCAGCCTTGGGTGTGGAGAAAGCATAAATGAAATACTGGAAGGGCTATGAATATGTCGTAGCTGAGGATTTCTTTGTACAGACAACAGTTTACGGTTATGACATATCTGATAAGTTTTTTCATTTGTATACGTCTGGCAAACTTGAAATTTATCAAGGTTATCCTTGGGATGGAAACAGCGGACCTTTTCCGGATATTGATCAGACAATCGAGGCTTCATGTGGACATGATATTCTTTGTGACTTGATTAATGGTGGAAGATTACCTCATGATGAACAGCCTAAGGCAGATCAGTTTTACCATGATACAGTTATTAAAAAAGGTATCTGGCCTTTTGTTGGAAGGCAATTAACTATGGTTATAAGATTTCATATGTTGAAAAAGGGATCAAAGAAGTTTAATCGGAAGGTGTATGAAGCATGATCTTCCTGAGGAAAGGAGAAATGAATGGTTGAGACAAGCGGATTCTTGGCACTTGCCGCTGTGATTGGAGTTCTTTTAGGTTGGGCTATTTCTTTAATCAGTTTTGGTAGAAAGATTGAGCAACGGGATACAAAGATAGCCAGTAGTCATGAAAAGATAGATAAACAAAATGAGAAGATTGCTGCTCTTGAAAAGAAACTCGATGATCTTAATACCGCTAAGGCAGCTATTTCTCGACTTGATTCTGATATAGGATCTCATGCTAGTGATATTGCTGAACTCAGGGCAGCTATCAAAGATGTGCTCAGTCTTTTCAAATTGGCTGATGGTGAACCTAGGTTTATTACTCGACCAGCTTGTTTAGGGATGCAACAAAATTGTCATGAACTTTCTACTGAACGAGATATTGCTAGTAAAGTGAGGTTTGGTAATTTGGAAAGATCCATTCAAGAATTAAAAGATTCACAGGAAAGTAATCTGGCGCTGCTTGTTAATGAAATTCGCAAGGTGCAAGTATGATACTCAAAGATGGTAGTGAAACTCAAGATCCTCGTTGCGGTTTGATCTTTCAACTTGATCCACTTGCTCCAAACCTTCTTACAGTTCCACCGATTGATGATGGAATTGACTTGCGATATCGAGAGTTGATCAGTAAATATCGAGTAAAGAAGTTCAAAGAACCTTTGCTTAATCAAGGTAAATGGAGTGCCTGTGGTGGGTTTGGCTTTACTGCTTTTATGGAACATGAACCTGGGATAAGAACTCTTGGTGACGAATGGGCTCTTGAGTTTTACTTCAGATGTCAAGATAATGATCAGTGGTCAGGGTCTGAAAGGCCTGACTCTAAGCCAATTAGTTATGGGACGTCACTTGCATCGGTGATGCAGACTGCAAAGCAAGAAGGGCTGATTGAATCGTATTGTCGAGCACGAACAGTTGATGAAATAATTCGTGGCATCGACTATTATGGTTCTGCAATTCTTGGACTGGAATGGACTGAGGGTATGATGTATCCTCGAGAAGTAGACGGATTGAGTACTCCAGGTGGTGAAGTAGTTGGTGGACATTGTTCAGCGGCTACGTTTATTAATCTATATCACAGGCTTATTGGTGGACCAAACTCATGGCCATTATGGAATCGCATTCGTAACGGTTACTGGGTAATGGATCTTGATGATTTTGCTGAAGTATTTATCAAGCGTGGTGGTGAGTGTGCATTTGCCAGGAAAGCAGTTGTTCAAGGATAATTGAATGAAAATTTCTGATGTTTTGCAAGTTGCAATTTATCCTGGATTAGCCTTACTTCCAAAGCAAATGAGTTCTCCTGCTGCAATAGCTATGCTGTTAACTATAGGTTTGCAGGAATCAAAGTTTATTTATCGCCGACAGGTTGGTGGTCCTGCAAGAGGCTTTTATCAGTTTGAGCAGATGGGCGGCGTAGCTGGAGTTTTACATCATTATCAAACTGGTATGATTATAAAAGGAGTTCTTGATAGACTTCAATATGATAGAAGTGTTTCTACAAGTTACTTGGCTATTGAACATAATGATGCTTTAGCTACAGCGTTTGCTCGGTTATTGTTATGGACTTTACCAGATGAACTGCCACAGAAAGGTGAGTATGATAAATCTTGGTCACAGTATATTGATGCTTGGCGGCCTGGCAAGCCACACCGTGAGACTTGGAATGAATTTTACAAACAAGCTTGGGAGCTTTTTGAATAATGTCATATAAACCTGGTGATTATTTAGTAATCTGCGATCAATGTGGCTTCCAGAGGTATGCATCTGAATGCCGAATGACTTGGGATAAGTTGTTTGTTTGTGCTGATACTTGTTGGGAAGAAAAGCATCCACATTATACTGACCCGAAACCATTAGGTGAGAAGCAAAGTGTTCCTGTACATAGGCCAGAACCAGAGGAAAATTTTATAACTGTTCCAATAACTCCAGATGATCTTTAAGGATACTTATGGCTACTTTTAGTGAATTAAAAGAAAAGGTTGAGCTTCTTATTAATGATGATTCTTTTGAAGATTATTTGGGAGATTTTATTAATCAAGGAGTTTCTGAAATTGCTGGTGGTATGCCATCTTTGTTGGATGGAATTGAGAATCCGATACCAAATATAATTACTCCACCATTGCCAGAATTGTTTACTATAGATACTGTAGAAACTTCTACAAGTGCTGCATTTGTAGATATGCCAATTGATTTTCAACGAGACTTGCAATTGGTTGTTTCATCTACTGGAAGTGAGATTGATATAGCACATTCATTTATTGAGTTTGCAGAAACTTATCCATTGCTTAATAAAACAGGTAGGATTTCTGAAGCTATTGAACATGGAAGAAAATTATATTATCAAGGTATTCCTGCAAGTGCTGAGACATTAACATTGCATTACTATAGACTGCCTGTTGATATGGAAGATGATGATGATGTTCCAGATGGAATCCCATCACATTTACATATATCCTTATTGGTGAACTTTGCTGCTTGGAAAGCTTACGAACATATTGAAGATGGTCTTGAAGGTGAAATACCAAATACGCTTAAATATAAAAATAATTTTCTTGCTGCATTAAGAACATTTGAATTAACACTTCCATTTTATTCTCGTGGATTAATGCTTAGATAATTTAAAACAGGA